AAAGCTGAACCCACTGCGTAATCTTCTCAACATCGCCCATATTCTGAGCTTGTGCAATAGGCGACACGGGCGTCACCTTGACCTCAAGCCCATTAACACGCAACGGCATCTCAATCATGCCGCGATCGTCCATGATGTACAGGATGCGCGAGATCAGAGGCACCATCGTTTCGGTAATCAGACGGCCAAAGGCAGAGCCGAGGTTCTGGGCCAGTTCCTTCATGCGTTCCGCGATTTCCGTAGCAGAGCGGGCCGACATATTGTCAGGCGGAAGCGTATCGTCCAGCAGAATCTTCTTAATGTTCATGCGGAGATCGTTGATTACGATCTGCGACACGTTGAAGTCGCCAGAGCGCGGCAGCATACGAAGCGACTCGCCTTGCGGGCCACCATTGCGGGCCACCGGAATGATCGCACCGGGAACAATACGAACCATCTGCGGGTTCAGGACGCCATCGTCGGCAGCAGTATAAACCCCTGCAATAGACAAGGACGCATTGCGAAGCAGAAGTTCCAGCGTCTTGTTCAGCGTCTTGATGTCCGGGATTGCCGTCACAAGCGGGCCGCGCCCATACACCTCGCCAGCCACCTTCATGTACCGAGCGACAACCCAAGGCGACGACTTCATCTTGCGATGAACAAGCTGCGCCTTGCCTTCCGGCCAGATCACATGGTAGTCGAAGTCGCCGCGCCCAACATCAAGGACGGTCGCCTCGACCAACTCGATCTCGTCTGTCGGCTTTTCCTCAATCATGCGAGCAAGCCGGTCGGGAATCTCCGCCTCAACCCAGTGCTGCTTGATGGCTTCTGCCTTCAGGCGCATGCGACGGTAGACGTTATCAACCTTGCCGTGGGCCCCTTCTTCAATCGACACAAGGTACTGGGGAACGGATGTAAACCGGATCGGCGTCATGTCGTCGCCGGGCTGAATCAACATGACTGCGGTGCCGACGGCTAGGTCCATCAAGAACTCGCCCATTGCCAGATCAAAATTCGTCTGGCGTAACAGCGAAAACATCTTGTCGGCATAAAGGTCTAACGCAGCCTGCGCTTCGACCCGGCGTTCTTCAGGGATTTCCGGCCCCGGCTCAAGGCGGCACCAGCGCCCATAAGGCGGGAACAGACCGGCTTGGATGCGATTGGCAAAACGCTGCGTCGAGGAGATTGCGGTCGAGTCGAAAACGCGAGCCATCTTGTTCTGGCCCGGCGACCCGCCGCCCTCATAGTAGCCGTCATACAGATTACGCTGCGGCAGAGCGAACTCGTAGCAGTCCTCGTAAATCTGACGCCAGTTATCCTTGCGGCGCTGCGCGATGTCATGGCGCTTCATAATCTGTTCGACAGTGAGCATGGGTCTAATCCTTCTTATGCCGAGCAGCAAAGTTCCGCGCAGCTTCCTTGGAGCCAAAGCCCCACGCCTTTAGTGCCAATGCAAGTCGAGTCGGCTCGCCACTTTCATTCTTCATCGGGCCGTCCATACCACCGAAGCGAGCGGCAAAGGACACGCGGCGCGGATTGGTGCCAGACTTGACCGGCTCCTTCAGGTTGCCGCCTTCCTTGCGCTCGAAGTATTTGCGACCCGCCTCGTTCAGACCACCCTTCGGATTCTGGTAGACCTTCTTAACCACGAGCGGCCTTCATGTTGTCAATCAGATTGGGGTATGGGCGACCAGCAGCACGGGCGACTCGCATAGCTGAACGCTTCTGAGCCGACGTTAGCTGCTTGGGCTTGCCAGCACTCTTAGGCCGCTTCTTTTCCCAGACAGGCTTTTTCATTTCATGCCCTTTGGCTTACCGGCCTTACGCATGGCAATGGCCACCGCCTGTTTCATCGGGCGGCCTTCCTGCATCAACATCTTGATGTTCTGGCCGATGGCCTTGTCAGACTTGCCTTCCTTCAGCGGCATGTCACTTGGCCTTCTTCAGCATCTTCGTTTTCATCGAGACTTCCGAGATGCGACCGCCATACTGCTTCGCATACTCTTTAGCCGCTTCCATGCCCGCCTTAGAATAAGCGAAGGTGCGGGTCTTACCATTCGCGAGAACTACCTTTGGCATCAACCGACTCCAAGCGTCTGCTGCTGTTCGTCGGTTGCGCCCAGTCTGCTTGGCGAAAGAAGCGCGCGACCCACGCCACGAGAGCGGCGAAGGGCAGCGGCTTGTTTCTGTGCTTCTGTGGCTTGACTCGCCGTCGAATCTACCACCGGCTCCGGTTCAGGTGCGGGCGGAGGCGGAGGAGGAGGAGAAGGCCTGCTGAATACACCACTCATCATCCGGCTCCAAGCGTTGTGTCGATGCCCATCTGGGGGTTCTCGCGTTCAGGAGAAAGCAGCATCCTCTGACCGCCGATCTGGCGGGCACGACGACGCGCAGCAATCTCAGCCCTCTTCTGACGCTCCTCTTCCGCCAGACGAGCCTCCTGCCGATCCTGAGCCGCCTTCAGTTCGGGATCAGGTTCCGGCGGTGGCGGCGGTGCGGGAGATCCCCCAAAAAGTCCACCCATCAGTATATCCTCGCAAACATAATATGGTCTGCGCCATCCGCACCGTAAGAGCGCAAGACGCCTTCACAGGTGAATCCTAACGCATTTGCCCATCGAACTGCAACAAGATTGGTTGCATTTACTGTAAGCTGCAACCGTTTCAACTTCATTTCGGTGGCGATGCGGTTGAAATATCTTGTCGTGCTGCGTGTAAGTGACACCGGATAGCCATCAACCAGATGGCTAGTTAACATCCATCCCTCCGCAACTCCGGGCCACATGGTATTAACGCCAAAGCAACAAGCCATGCCTTCAGGCACAACCGCCGTCAAAGCGTTACCACTCGCCATGTACAACTTCAGATATTCACGAAAATTCGGAATGCAATCGTAGTACGCGCGGTCGTGCGGGCGTAGGTCCATCGCCTCTGGGTGCGCCCAATGGAACGGCACCAGAGAAACATTCTGGTTGCGAAGGATTGCGCTGGTATCAACCATCGCCTATAATCTTCTTGCACATTGTTCCGTCTCCGATGTGTGTTCTTCTCCATGTGACTGGAGGGGTGTGTTTGTCTCAGCACACCCCTCCTTTTTTATGCAAACACGTCGAAATCCATCTTCGCCACCGTCTGCCCAAACAGCGGCTTGCCGTTTGGGTTGCGTGTCAGGCGGCGATGCTCACCGCCACCCAGCATCAGATACCCATACGCATCGCCAACGTGCGAATGCTCGTTCTTGTTGGGAACATCGCGGAACCGTTCATACCCGCCACCCAAGGCGACACGCTTGAAATGGTATCCGCCAGCCAGAGACTTGCGCGTCCGCACACAGTCGCGCGACACAAGCAGGCCGGGCTTGCCGTCAATGAGCCGGTTCATCGGCATCGCACCGGCCTCGCGGCGAACCATGAAATCATTCGACGCCGTGGGCTGTGCGCGTAGGCCCAGCGTCCTGAGATGATCAAACGCCGTCACCTCAAAGATTTCGTCGCGCTTGCCGCCCGCAGGGTCGCCCCAGATGAACACTTCGCATTTCGGGAACCTCGTACTCAAGTCGGCCATAAGGTGATGGCCAAACCGCTCAAGCCCCATGTCGAACGCAACTAGCTCATGCACGACATGCCAGCGACCGTTCGGCATCTTCTGCCCAAACACCGCCGCTGGCGTCAGACCAAAGTCCAGCCCCACATGGACAGGAAACGTCGGCTCAATCTCAACGTCAGACGACATCAGGCTGTCGCTGAACTCAGGCCAGACCGGCTTGCCGTCCTGTACATAAACGTACTGCGCCCCGGCATAGCATTGAATCCAGTCCAGCGTCTTACCGGCAAGTTGCTGCTCGTAGTACCCCGGCGGAAGGTTGTTCGTATTCTCCGCCTTCTCGTTCATCAGCCAGTATTTGCCAGCCGCGAAGATCGCATCCTCATGCTCCTTCGTGCCTTCCTTCACGCCGCCGGGCTGCTTGTAGAACTTCCACGGGTACTTGCCGCGAATCGGATTCTTCTCCGCCAGATTCGGCCACCAATGATCCGAGTCCATCGGGTTCGTGGACATCCAGACACCGCGCCACGGACAGCCGCCATGCTTCTTCGTCGGGTAGCGTCCGACGCGCGAGGTCAGACCATCGACCACCGCCTTCGGCAACTCACGCGCCTCGTCGATAAACCCGCCGGTCAGTTCCAGCGACAGCAGCTTTCGCACGTCGCGCGGCTGATCTAGCGCAAGGAAGATCACCTCGCAGTCCAGACCCGGCGCACCGTCACGCGGCGGCAGCTTGATATGATGCGTAATGGGCGGCGACCAGCGCATCTCGCCCCATGTGTTCTCAGGAAATATTTCCTGCCACGTCTTGATCGTGGTGGTACGCAATTCGGGGTAACTATTTCGGATAACCGCAAAGCGCGTGTACCGGATATTGTCCTCCGGCGACGGCGGCTGCTTCACGGCACGGAGCATGACCTCCGCCAGACTGGCATACGTCTTGCCGCTGCCGACCGGCCCCATCAGCCCGCGCACAAAACTGTCGTCGTTCAGAAACTTCCAGACGGTCGGGCTTTCGCTGAAGTCCAAGTTCAGGCCCGTCAAGGCGTCCGTGCCACCACTCCTGCGGCGGCGCGGTGACCGATCCGTCGCCCTACTGCTCCTCGCCATGCCCGTCACACCCTACGCTGAACCATTTCGTGCCGCATACGCCGCAGTAAACCGACGAAGTGCCGTCATATGCCAGACCGACGCTGAAGAACTCACAGGCCGGGCAGCGCACAGGGATATCATAAAAATGAATGTAATGCCCGCGTATGTGATCAGACTCGCCAGCTATCTCCATTGACTTTTCGGCCCAAACGTCTGCGTTATTTTCTTCGCCATCACTTATTCCCAAACATAGCCATTCTCAAGCGCGAAACGAAAAGAGACTGATCCGCAGTCGGGACCCCCGCGCTCGTATCATTGCTCAAAAGACGAGCGGCTATCGTTGCAAGCCTGTCTGCCTTCGGGGCGTTGCGATACGTTGTCGTATCAAGAAACTGCTCCTGCTGTTTGGTTAGTGAAAAATCAGGCGCATATTCTTTTTGGGTCCGCATCCAAACACGCGCAGCCTCATTGATTGCGACAGCCTGTTTCTGTTGCTCGCTGAGTTGGGTAAACGGGTTAATGATGACTTTATTGTCCTCCGTCGCCATCCCGGCAACAGAAGGATTCTTACGAAAATAATCCAACTCACCCTTGAACGGCTCCCTAATTGGAACGCCAGCTATGGATTCAGCCATCTGTCTGCTCCTGCTCGTCTTCCTCAATAACCTCATACGTCGTCGTCTTCGGCCCCGTCACATTGATCCCAATCATCGACGGGCGCGTCTCGTCGCTGTTCGGCTCAAGCAGGCCGCGATGCTTCGCCAAAAGCCGCAAGGCCGACAACTTGTCGTGCATCTCGACCTCGATGCTGTTGCCATGCTCATTCGGCGTAATCTTGACCTTCTTGATCGACCGTCGCGCGCGTTCCGATAACTCATCAGACGGACGCACCTGAACCCGACCAAGCATGTCCCACGATAGTACGTCAGTGATTTCGCCCGTGGCAATAGCCTCAAGCTCATCAATCACCGATTGCTTGCGGGAATCGTCCTGAGACGCAAGAGCGGCGCGGGCCTGCCTAACAGTCAGTGGCTTCGTCATACTCAGATACCTCAGCCCCAAGGGCGGC